AACACTACAACTTAACATAAACAATTAAATTTTTATTAAACTGACATATAAAAGAAAAAGAGTGTTATACTGATAAGAGCCGAAGTAATCAGTATAACACTCTAGCGGAGAAAAATATATGCAACACAATGAAATTGCATACTTACCATGAAAAACTACCATGAATTTTTCCAATAAGAAAGACAATATGTAAATATATAACTAGTACGCTACGAAAGGAAAAGAAACAAACGTACTAGTACAGGGAGGTACATGTGAATGTAACGCAATCATTCACATGTAGTAGATGAGTAACCACTCTCATCTACTACATACAATATACCACATGAAAGACAATAAGTAAACCCCATAAACAGAAAACCTACCCCAATTTTGTATATAAAATAATAGAGCGACACTCTTATAAAATGTCGCTCTACTAAAAACCATGACTGAGTAATCATCTAACACATATATCTTACTACAGATACTTAGATAAGTCAACACCTTCTATCTCTGCTCGAACTTCTAGAATATATAGATAACCATCCATATATTCTAATTGTTGCCCTAGAATATCCGCATTACACTTAGGTGTGAAATCTAACACACCTGCGTCATACTTAGTTAAAAGCTTACGTAATTTAACACATCTCTCCTTTAACTGACGATACTCATCAATAAACCTTAATTGATAGTCCTCTAATTTATTTTCCAACTTATAAACCCCCAATAAATAACACAGAGAAAAGATTATTACCACACATCTATATTATAGCAAAAAAAATAGGACATAACAAAGTTATGTCCTATAAAACTAACTAAATTAGTCAGTACCATAAATATGAGTATTTTGACCATCACGTACAAGATACGCAGTATCTACGGATAAGTTCATACTAATTTGTTTTTTATCACCACTAGAGTAGTCCAATTCACCTAAGTCTAAGCTAGTCGGCCAACAACCATCACACTGCCATTTCCTCAATACTTCACCATTCGGACCATATTGAACAATCATGCATGTACGTTTATAGTTATTCGCCCAACCAACTTTACCAGTCTTAGGATTATAAACTTTCATCCTCCATTGCCATAGAATATTCTCTACGTCAGGTTCGATAAAGTCTTTTACAGCAACTGTAATATCATCAGTAGTTGCTTTACCAGCTACCTTGATTTGTGAGTTGCCATAATCCAATTCAATAGGGTCATTAGATACAGTAGGTAGACCTGTGCTATCACAAGCCAACTCAATAATATCACCACTTGAAGATGATGTATTATTAGAGAACTCACTTAAATCTACAATAAACCTAAAGTTATTGGTACGTTGAACCTCATACGTTGAGTCCATAGACATAAAGGCGGCATTTAACTGACTCATATCATATCCCCCTTATTAGTTGAAACTAGCACTATAATTCATTATGTTGAAAGTCAAACTAATGAACTCAGCGGCTTTAATTGGTTTAACGTAAATACTGATAGGCATACGATTGTTTTCATAATCTTGTGCAGTAGCTTCTAACACAATTTTATAATCATATAGACCACCATTATTTTTAGCATTAATCAACACAGGTTCTACAAGTGTTTTCCAACGCTCCCAAGTAGCATCATAGTTTTGCTCGAATACAAAGTACCTAGACTTAGATGCAATACTACGTTCTAAGAAACTCATTAACCTACGAACATTAACCCTATCTAATGCAGTTGGTTGACGTTGCAACGTCTTATTACCCCAGATAACAATACCTTGACCGATAAAGTTTGTGATACAGTTTACTACGTTCCTATGACCATACAAAGCATCACGCTCACCTTGTGTAGGTGAGTACTCTGTATTAATAGCTTTAGTAATCCTACCCCTATTCAAACCAGCAGGCGCTAACCATGGGAAACCTACCTTATCATTATACGCATACTGACCAGCTACGAAACCACTAGGTGGTAGCCAAATATTTTTATTAGTGAAATTATCACTAATCTGTAACCACGGCCAATATAATGCACCATAAGATGTGTCAAGACCATTTTGATTAGTATAAGAACCCTTACCATTAGACCAGTTAACCATCTCTTGTACACTCATACCAAATGGTGGGTCTACCAAGAAAATGGAATCAGCACGATTCTCAACAATACTCAAGCCAGCCTTAATAACACTAGCATCACTCCAACCACTAGCAGTTAATACGTCAATAGTAACTGTTTCTGGATTAGAGAAGCTTTGTAAACCACCACCAGACACATCACCAATAATGTCACTAGCAGTAATTCCCAAGATACCATCATCACCACCACTAAAGATTAAAGTATCCTCAGCATAGTTAACAGACGTATCAGTATCTACTTTAGCATTTACACGAATAGAACCATTATTAATAATAGTCTCAACAAAACGTGGAGATTTAGGGTCTAAAGATAATGTACTGAATTGCTCAACAACATTACCATTCTCATCAACAATGCTAACATTGAATGTTTGAGTAAACTCATCAATAGCACTGAAAATAGCGGAACACCCATTTAATTTAGAATCAAAGTATTTTGATTCTAAGAGTACTTTATTTGTACCCTTTTTACCTGCATGTGCATTAGAACCAGTGTTTCCGCCTTTTACAGCATCTCCCAACACAAACTCTTTTGCAGTAACATCACCTGTAGATTGTAATTCAACACGAATCAATTTTGACTTAGCATTAATTACAGCTTCTACAAAGTTTTCTTCAGAGGAAGTCAAAGTTAAATCTTCAAACTTTTCTTTCTCTACATCCTGTGCATCTTTAACAATTACTGTAAATTTACCACCAGTCAACGCAGATTGACTAATTTTAAGACCATTACTAGCCTCACCAATTACAGCAGAACGATAAAGAACCTTATCAGTACCAATTTTTCCTGAAGTAGCTTTAGTACCACCACGTACTACACGTGTATAGATAACTTGACTGGCATGTGTTAGTGCCATTAATGCACTATACAAACCATACTCACCCTCAACAGGCTCACCAAAAGTCTTAATCAACTCTTGTTGTGAAGATATAAGTGTAGGAACACCCACTGGGCCGAACCTAGCACCACCTACCATACCGATAATACAAGTAGAGGAGTCTGTAGTATATTGACTTTTGTCAACCTCGTTCATGTATACACCAGGACTTAACATTGTTAGTGTAGCCATTATATCCCCCTCAAAAACGGATAATTTATATTATAATATAAGTTATTCACTTTACCATCTTTTGTACATATAATTTTCTCTTCAGTATACACAGATATTTATTGTTTTTAATGTTTTCAAAACCTATATATAAAAGAACGTATCCAAATTAATGAATACGTTCTCATGCTATTTATTTAAGTTTTAGACTACCCTCAGATGTCTCATCATTAGCTAGATTTAACTCATCTCTAGTTCTAACACCAGGACTAATGCCATCTGTATTGAAATCAAACCCATCAGAATTATTACCATTCTTAGGTTTAATTTTATTTAAATCACTATCATCTAGTGGTAAATCATGAATATCTATGATAATTTTATCAACCTCTAATGCTTTATCTACACGATAGATATATGCATGGTCAATATTAATTGTTATAGACTTTCTATAAAATCGATTTGTCTCAGCAAAACCACTCACATCAGTATTATCACTAACACCATCTTCTAGTGCTAATTGAAACTCTTGTACATGGTCACCAATATCCATAAACTGAACTCTAAGATATGGTCTTTCAGAAAACTCCATTAATAACTCAGAAATGATGCCATCACATACATCACGCTTAGTAGCGTACACGTCTATTTGATACTGCAACATCACAGGTAATGAATGTACCATCACTCGTTTATCTCTAAACTCTACACCATCTTCATTTATAGCTCTCTGATTAGTCCAACCCCGACGAACCTGACTATCGTTATAAAATTCATAATTAATAGAGAAATCTGGTAATCGACTTATACCAATAAATGGCATAACTACCTTACCTTGATGTTCCCTAGCATTTGTAATAAATTGCTCGTCTACATCAGCAAAAAATACCTCATCATATAAGCTATGTACCCTATCATACATAGCCAAATCGTATTGATATAAAGGACTATGCATATACTACCCCTTACTACCAAAATAAGTAATCAACCATATCACCTAAATAGTCCTCATCAAAGCATAATAAACAATAAAATGCATCATCAGACAACCCTAAGAAGTCTTTATCGTTATTAGGCTCAAAGAATATATCATTCTTAACTAACTTATCAATCTTGGCTTTATTCTTTTTGTACAAATAAGAGAACAATTTACTACCACTAAAATATGAAAGAACTTGACTTTTTAACTCCCCATACTCAGTATCATCTAAAGATTTAGTGTTGAATTCAATGCGTAGGAACATATCCTCAATACCTACAACATCAAACTCACTACCATCCTCATCTGTTCCGTAAATAGTATCACAACCCTCTAATATGTCATTCTTAATAAGTAATTTAATATACTTATTATCAATAAACTTAGACATACCTTTTGTTATAACTTTGTATACCCTATCATCAGTGATGTCTTTATCCTTAGCATAAAAGTATCCTGAACTCTCTAATGCTGAAATGAAATCATCCTCACTATTGAAGTAATCACCAAAATTACGTAAACCCTCAATAATCATATCTTTATTATCTACCATACAATCACTTCCTTTTCTTACTCTTAGAAGATTTAATAACAGACTTATTTCTAAGATACAAATATGGAACTCTACTATTTTTAATCTTATCTAACTCTTTTAAATACATCTTATAATACCTAGATATATGTTTTGAAATGTAACTTGCTATAGGTCTAAATAGAGGACGAGGGGGCATTGTCTTTTTACCATTTATAGTATTCCTATTTGTACCATACTCAACATATCTAGCAATAATATTAACTTGTACACCACTATTAGGATATACCTTTTTTTGTTGAAACCCAACAGCTATAAAGTTATTAAACTTTTTGAATACAGTAATATTATTTTTTAAATACCCAGTAGCTTCCCACGTATTTAAAGAAAAACCCATACGCTTTTTATATGTTAAATAAGACACAGATAGCGGCGCCCATTTAGTCCCTTTATATCTCTGAGTATCTATTGCACGTTCAAACTCTTTAGCCAATGTTACAGCCATAAAGATTAGGAAGTCTTTGTAATAAAGACTTCCTAACTCCTTTTGTATACGCTTAGAACCTAACTTAAACATATGCTGTGAAACAGTAATATAAATCCCATCTATATGTTCCATCTCAACAACACTACGTAGTATCTTCATATGATACTCCTATTAGAATTTACGTTTCCTTACTGTCATAGAACCACCACGAACAGCATCTACTTTTTTATCAAAATCTTTTCTGAAATCACCTTGACTTAAATAATTCTTAGGTGCTTTAGGGTCAACTTCATTCCTACCAGTAACAACCATAACTTTACGATATACTTTATCTGGTACAACAAATGTAGAACCTTTTTTCTCTAAAGCAATAACCCTATTCTGCTATAAAGCTTTCTTTTCTTCAGCAGATAATTCTTTAGCATCTGCACCAGAACTAAATACAATCCATGCAGAATCACAGAATTTAGCACCTTGACCTTCTAAGAAACCAAATACAGATGCTTTAACATTATTATGTGTTGAATGGAATACTTCATCAGGAACTGTTCTATCACGTTTCATATTCCTAATAAATGCCTCTTCCCTATTAGCAACTACCCACACCAATGACACTTTATAGCCAATAGTTTTACACATTTTAGCAATATTTGTAATCTTAGACTCTTCATCACCAGTAATATCAAAAATAATATTTGGTAACTTATCAGCCATAATAGATTTAAAGAAAGCTTCCTCACGTTTATCTTTAAGTTTTAAGTCTTTTACTTTTTGATGTAACAAAGAAACGTCATCTGGGTTTTTAAAGTTATAATCACCATTACGTTCATCGTCAAAGACACCACTCTTAGCACCTTTAACATATAACTTCTTTAACTCATCAACATCAAAGATTTTACCCTGTAACATAATAACACTCTTTAATGCTGTTCCCTTGCCACTACCTGCTCCGCCAGCCATAATAACTGCATGACCAAAGTTAGGATTTACCTTACCATCAAATGTAACTACCTTAGCCTCATTGATAGCACTCTCATTTAGCTGACCTCGTAAAGACTCTACGATTAAATCACTACTATATCTCATACTAATTTACTAACCTCAATTTATATTAAATCTACCACCACGAATATTTTTATCCTTTTTATCTCTCTTTGGTATTTTATAATCGTCAATAACGTCAAAATTATCTATATACTTTTTACCATCTACAGACTCAAAAGTTGTAGACATATTATCCTCTGACTCTTCATAGCCAACATTATTACTTTCTGTATCTGAATAATTTAAACTATCAGCAGAACCATCATTGTCATCATTATCTACAATCTGATTAACATAAGAATCATGCTCATACGTCCTATAATCTGAAGTATTTTCATAATCAGAACTATAACCATCCTCTAACTGTTTACTCATATACTCAGTATGTCTAGGTCTAACCTCACTACGTTTTAAGAAATGTTCACCATTTAATTCTACCATAGTGAAATCATTCATACGCTCAGGTGCTAATTTACAAATCCAATACACACCATAAACACTATCTAGTTTTTTATCAGTAACCCTAAAGTCAGCTGTAGTTATACCACCAAAATAATACAGTCGTATAATAGAATTCTCTTTAACATCTAAAAGTTCTTTAGTCATCCAATCTTTATACATTGGTAAATATACCAACTCTGGGCGTTCATCATCTTCTGTATACCAACCTAAATTTTTAAGAACCTTAACTTTAGGTGCATCGTCAAAGATAACAGGCAATCGTATAGCATCATCCCACATCAGATTTAGGTCTTGATTGAAATCTTGCTTTTCATACCTACAGTTATAAAAATCTACTGTAATTCCTGTATGTAACGCAGATTCCCAAAACATTCTTCTCTGTAACTCAATATCTTCATTTACAATAATAGGATTATTTACACTATGCTGTCTCTCTAACTGATATCGCCAATCTTTACCATATTCATCAGCCATATATTCCCTACCTAGATGATACTAACATAAATTCATTTACAGAACTAAACCCCTTAGCATTACCAGTACTCTTAGCAATTTTATTATCTAATTCTTTATTTTTTAATAACTCATCAAATAAAGTAGTAATAACTTTTTCTGCCACAGACTTAAAATCAGTAGAAATGAATTGTAAATCTTCTACCACATCTATACTACATTTAACTTTAAAAGGTTTAAATGTATTTAGTGTAGTTACAGGTGCGTCTAGTTCTTGTACTATAATCTGTTTAGCAGTAACAGTTGTCGTACCATTTGTCTTATCTTCAGATGTATAAGTACCATCACACCTTACAATAAGATTAAGCCTAGCATCTAAATCATGATTTTCAACATAATACTCAACATCTAAAGTATATGTACTGTCTTTAATCTTATGAACCCTAAATCCTGTCTCTACATTATAGAATTTACCACCTAATACTCTCTTTAAAGAAGTAAATGTCTTGCTATTACCAATCTTACGTAAATCACCCATAACTGTTTCATTGATTGTAGATTTAACACCCTCTAAGATTGAATCATACTTCGTTTTCTTTGTTAAAATTACCATATATTACCACCAATAAATGCACAAATAGTCTATCAAAATCATATATTATATATAACTCTTTATGATATAAGAAAAAGAGATACCAACAAAAGTATCTCTTATATAAATATCTTTTCTATTTTTTAAAATAAAACTCTTTACCCAACGCTACCATATCCTTTTTAGGAAACTTCCCTACAATTCTATATAATGTAGTCCCATCCTCATCTGAGAAGAACTTCCCAAATTCAAAATATAACACATCTGTACTTACTTTATCAGTAATGTACTCCCTCTCTTCCTTAGCACATACTAAATCAATGCATACATCCTTGAAGAACTCAGAAAAACTATCGTGAGAAAGAAAACCCACTGATTGACCATTCTGATAAATGCCATACACAGTCTCAACTGATTCCATATTTAATCCCCCCCCCAATTAGTATACCCATTGACACTCATAAAGACCATTGTCTCTATTGTAATGTTTTAATGCAATTTGTTTGTAGCCTAAATTTTTAGCTACATTAATCACAGAAACTGTAGCCACTGTTAGACCTGTAACATATAATACAAAAGTGTCAGATGTCTTAACAATGTTATCCATTGCCACTCTCTCTAACTCACCAAAATTGAACATATCTTCAACCTCAGTGAAAACGTATTCATCAACTGGCATTGCATGTCTACCACTGATTAAGCCATAAACATCTGCATCAACCTTTATAGCTTCACAGTCCCAATACCCACAATCATAAATATGAATAAAGTCTTCTACTTCAGCCATATTTAAACCAACAAAATTATTGTACTTATACATACCCTTTTTCATTTTATTTATCTCCTTTACCATAACACACTATTTTAAATCTACTAGATAATGTTGAATCCCATCACCATCCATAGCATGAATTGAATTCTTATGTACCAACTTCCATCTGAAAGTTTTGTACTTTGTAGATTCAATATAATCTAACAACTTACAAACCTCTTCATCAGAGTAATTACCTTTAGTAACTAACTCATTCAAAGAGATTTCATATTTGGAATTATCTTCGCCACTAACAGCATAGATTTTAAAGTTTTTCATATCTTTTCTCCTTTTAAATTACCACCCTTACCACACTTATAGTATACCATATCTATACTAAGTTGTAAAGTTTTGTTAAGTTATTTTTTTGAAAAAATAAGAGGTATGATGTCAACGCACCATACCTCTAAACTATCTAAAGTATATACTCTTATTCAGTTGTAATTAAAATACTAGTATTGTAAATCCATGTAACGTCTACCATGTTGAATAGCATCTTCATAACTATTCATTACAATATCCACATGGTTATAGTCACCACTACCAATCCTATCACCTACGATGTATGGAACACCATCTAACCACACTTGTGTACCCAAAGGTAAAAAATCAAGTGCAACATATCCTTCTTGAATCCATAAACCATTAGCCATATAGCCAGCTTGCTCATGAGGAGTGTATGCAGTAGTCATTACCATACGTGCATCAGCACTACCTACAAAACCAAAAAGAACACCACAAAATGTTAGAATTGATAATACAGCCTTAATCTTATTAGACATAGATTAAACGGCCCCCTTTCGTTTCGTTATGCTTTTGTTATCCATCATCATTGTAATCGGCTAAAACATGCTCCCTACAACTAAGATAATAAACATACGCTTCACTACTTCTACTTGTTCAGTCGTTATTCTCACTTCTTCATAAGAATAATACACTCATATTATACAACTTTCTAGAAAGAATGTACAACTACTATATATAAAATGTATAACACTAAAAACCTAAAATAACACTCATCTCTTCTATCATAGATAAATATTCAAGATAAGCCTTATACAATTCTGAGTCCTTTGGAATATTATTAGAACCAAAGTATTGAGATAATATGCCCTTAATAATATTTCTTTCCTCAGTTACATATCTAATAAGACATTTTGACACACTTGTTGTACAACTATTAAGACCTTTATGAACTCGAATCTTAACAAATCTATGTTCCCCTAAAGAAATATCTAATGTGCCACTATTAAATAAAAATTTATCACTCTGTCTAATAGGTAAAAGATGTGTACCAATATTAATCTCACCAATACCACCTACGTAGGTAAACTCTCTGCTATATTGAAAGTTACCATTACCACTCACACAGTCTAAAATATTATCACATCTATCAATCTCATATAACATAATAGACGATGCAATTCTGGATAATAGTTCATTACTATCCTTATGTAATTCATTAAATCTATTAGCATTAAGTTCACTATAGCTATACATCTTCTTTATTACCTCTCTCAATAATATCTGATAATGTAGACCAACAACCACCAACAAAAGTTTTAACTTTAGAAGTATCTAACTTCTCTGTAGATATTGGGTGATATTTAAATTCTTCATATTCCCAACACTCCATACCATCACATATCTCTTGACGATAGAAATACCCTTTTGTAGTGAAAATCTTTAAATCTGTAGCTACCTCAGGGGCTCCATACCCACTATCATAATAGTCATGTCTTGCTACTTTGCAGAAATCTTCCCATGACATATAACCACAACTAGTCATGATAAATAATACATCTTTTGTACGCATATTGTACTCATGTAGAATGTGAATGAAATTAGCAATTAAATGTGTATTACTACGTCTTTTAATCTTACTAAGAACCTTACTCATAACTTAATCTCCTTTTAAATATTATAAGTATTATATCTACCTAAATAATACCACATATTGTAAAGTTTTGTAAATAAAAAAAGAGTGTATGAACTGAAATCATACACTCAACTATTATTTTGTTACATACCAAGCTAAACAAGATAGTAGTGTTATAACAGTAAAAGATACTAGCATGTAAACTATACATTCCCTATTACTATTAAATTTTTCAGTATCACAAAATGTAAAAATGTATACAAAAATGACACAATAAGAAACATAAAAACAATGATAAAAATCATAATCTAACCCCTAAATAATATCTGTATACCAACCATAGATAAAACCATAAATAATAGAATTGTAGCTACAGAAAGAGCATAATACCATATATTTTTATCAGCAAAATAATCTTGTACAACAGCTAACACTAACACAGTCAATGTTAAAACCAATACAAAAGAAACTAACTCCATATACCACCTATATACATAAGAAACGATTAGCATACATAATCGCACGTTTTACATTTTCAAACTTAGTTACGTGATTGGTACACTCTTGAACATGAACTTGATTATCGGAGAAGAATATAAAATTAATTGCCCACTCTTTAACTATATAGCTAATTGTAATTGTGCTATCTTCATGTACAGACACATCAACATCAGTACATGACATAGGTCTTTCTAACTTAGTACCCTTGACGAAATCTACTACATTTTTACATTGATTATTTAAATCTAGTGTATTGTATTCTTTCTTAAAGAACTTAACCAACTCAATAATATCTTCTTCTGAATGTACTACCATAATATAATCTCCCCTTAAAATAGTATCTAAATACCACTATTATCTAATACTTCAGTAAACTCTTGAATAGCATCTTGAACTGACATAGAATCAATATACATCAAGTCTACCACATTATGCTCATCACTAAGTGTATCATAATGATACATGCTAATAATATCAGTAGGTAAAAATTCAATATCAAGATGTGTACCATTTACAGCTTCAATAGAAATAAGAATACTACCAATAGTTGAAGATACAACTCTAACACCACATCTACGATGCCACGGATTTGTCTTATCTAAATCATACACAGATTTAATAAACTCTTTAGCATTAGTAATTACATTAGATGCTACTGCATGTCCATCTTCTAACTCAATAAAACTATCAATCGTATCCACCCAACCATCTAACTTAGACTTCTCTTTGAACACCCTTTATCTTCTCCTTTATATCTACATCTCTATACATACTAAAAATAGAATCTATAACAACTGACACATCTCTATAAACAAAACTAGCCATACACTTTGTCATAAAAGCCTTCAAAGGTATTGTGATATGAATCTCATACCCCTCATATGAACTTAACGACTTAACCCTGACATCAAAACCACTACAAGGCAATACATACGTATAATTATCATCTAAGCATGCATACATAACCATATATGCCAAGTCTCTAAGAGAAATATTGTTATAAATATACGAATCCTCAAACTGTTTATCAAACCCAACTGAATCTAACCCTAAATAATCTAAATAAGGTTCAGACGGATATTCACCATATTCACCCTCTCTACCAATACTAAGCTTAGCTACTATATTGTACTCTCTCAATGAAGTATTAGACTGATAACACTTCAAGAACTCATCTACCATACATCATCACCTAGAATTCATATCCATTTTTAATTAAATTTCTAAAATCACTATCAAAATAAGGTGTAGCAATTCGATTATGCTTATTACCACTCATCTCACACAAGTAATAACCACTCACACTAGGCTTATATCCAGCACTCTTAGCATAATCAGGGAATACTTGAAAACTAGATTGATAAATATCCCATACTTGACGTGCTACAGGTTTTTTAACAAACTTATTGTGTTCAATCTTAACCCTTGCTCTAGTCATAGGTTTATGCTTATGCTCAAACCAATTTACATCAGCATTAAAGAAATCATACGCACCCTCTGTAGACCTATGTTTATGCAAAATTTGATGTACATATAAGTTATCATTTACGTTAAAGTAAACAATACCCATACAACCTTTATATAGTGATTTATCACCTAATAAACTAGCAATCATCTCTTCAATAGTAATATACGCATCATTATAAGCACGTTTAGGGTGATTACCCTCTACGATACCAATCAACTGACCACTTTCATATAAAGGTCTAATATCTTCTACTAATGTATAAATCTGCTCACTACCACTGCACCACTCTTCAAGTACATTACCTTTTGAGTTTTTTGTTGTAGTATTAGTACAATCACCACCAAGAATAACTTTACACCTATCACCCAACGATAATAAGAATTTAACAGTATCTTGTAAATACTTTCTATCATTTAAACCTTGATGTACATCTGATAATACGGCAAGAATTGCCCTATCACCCTCTACTCTACATTTAATAATATGTTGCTCGTAGCTTTTAGTTAATTTATCTAATTGTCCCATCTATGTATATCCTTTTTAATGTTATAAAAATAGTAGTGTTACTAGCTTTATCCAATAACACTACTACTATATATAGATAATTAGCTATCTACAAAGATTATAACATATTATACTATATTACGATATACTAATTAATTTCTGTGATAGACACTAACTTACCATCAACAAATGTTAATTCACAAGTTGTATTATTCTCATCTGTCAATGTAGCTACACATTTACCATTAGAATTAATATATACATCTTGTGCAAAATTATATGTTTTACCATTATACGTAAAAGAACTCATACCATCATACCTCTATAAGAAATCAAACGAATCATCCATACTAGCGAATGCACTTTCAACACTAGCAAGACCATCTCCACCAAAACTACTATTCATACCATCCTCAGACATGAACACATAAGCCTCACCATCTGCATACACAGTTACTGGGTCATACATTGTCTGACCAGCACGATTTTTTAATATCTGTACCTGTGCAGATTTTCTAGCTTTCAAATCCTCCGACGTATATGTAGTAAATACCCTTGCACTACCACGCTCTAACTCATTCGCATCTGCTAAACATGTAATATCATATCTACCATCATTCCTACTTGCTTTCTGCCAAGAACTACGATTAATCTGTGCTAACAATATCATTGTTAACTGACGTACTTCCTCAGTACCATCTTCCTTAATCTCTTTCTTGAAATTTTGTGCTAAACGTCTAAAGAATGTTACATAACTATTAATCTGAGAGTTAGCATCATATGTTACACCCTGTCCACTAAACTTACACAACTGAATATAGTCCACAATAACACAATCAAGCTTACCACCTAATTTATCGTCTACCTTTTCAATAACACTAGAAATCTCGCCAAAAGAGAAAGTCTTGAAATCAGATTCGTCTAGAATAATAACCTTGCCACGCTTACGTGTATTCCCCTCATCATCTATGTAATCATTCTTCAAATCAGGTTCTACCTCATTAAAGATAAAATCCTCTTCATCTGCTGTCATAGTACCCCAACGCATCTTTGCATGTGATACAAAGTTATATCGTTGGAATTTAGTACTATAACTATGACAAGATAATAAGTTCCAATTAATATCTTCTTTAGGTGTTTCTAGTGATAAGTAACAGATATTATACCCTAACTCATAAGCGTTAAGATGTGCTATATTTAATGACATCGTTGTATTATGTGTTACATACCCATTCAAACAATAAGTAGGAGAACCCTCAACTGTTAAATCATACATGTAACACTCAGACTGTTCTATATCTGTAACAGTATTCCATGTTAACTCAGCACTAACATATTCATCAAAATCTTTATTACATATAGCAACTAATTCATTATCTCCGATATATTCATCATCCAACTCAGACAATCTTACAAAATGTACAACTTCATTATATGTATGAATACCTACTACATCAATAAATCGTTGTAAAGACACAGAACCCTTAATAAATAACTTACTATTCACAAAGACTGTAGAAATCCCCAATGCTGACAACAAACGACTCACAGAATATGCTTTAGTATCACTGAAAAAATACATGAATGTTTTACCATTCTCAATAACATACCCTATATGTCTAAACAACTCTCTAATAAAAGCCTTCCAACAAACTAGACTTACCGTAAATAAGTTATCATCAAACTCTTTTCGTGTTCTAGCAATTAACTCAGCTTCATGTTTCCAATGCTCAACATTTCCACCACCATCATGATGACAATATTTTAATGACTGTACAACCCTATCGCCACATTTAAGATTTTGTGCCTCAACCCACTCTAAACCATTATCTGTTAAAACCCTAAATCTATGTACAGGTGATGTCTCAATAGGTATACCACCTATGTAAATGATATATGAATTCTTAACACCTTCATCATGTACTGCTACAAGTTTACGCATACCAAATTCAGACTGTACCATCAAGTCACTACGTACACCAATATTGTAAATCTCTTTCATAGTTAAAAGACCTCTATTAGTATACACACGTTCATTTTCTGATACGCATTTGTACTGAGAAGTAAAACCTGCAATCGTAGTAACAGTACCAGGACTCATGCCACCAATCTTATCATCAATCTCAGGTATACCTGTAACTAAACCAACAGGACGTAACTTCTTATTATCATACTCTTGCTTAGAATCTATTTCAATATTAATGTCTTTAGCTTTATTTCGATTAGATAATGATGTTAGCTTAGTAAACTCTTGTGCGATATCATCTGTAATACCTTCACTCTTTACTTTAGCATTTAATTCATCTAACCGATTAGCAATATACTTATTAACCCTCTTATCAATCAGATTAAAAATATACACCCTAAAATCATTGATACCAATCTCTTCTGCTACACGTAAATCATCCTCTACTGGATATTCACTAAACATCTTAACAAACAAATCAAGACTAGGTGTCTCACCACTCACTTCATAGGACTTAATAATAAAGTCCATGAATTTACGTTCTACATCACTAAGAACACCATCAATCTTGAATTGTTTCTTATAATTATCGGCTTCCTCTTCAAAAATTCTAAGGTAATCTACATAATAAGGGTCTGACTTAGATAGACATGAATATATTACGTTTCTCATTAACTCACTCCCTTACTAATATAAATCAGAAACATTGTTAGAAGTCTCTACAACCTCTTCTGTTTTAAGACTCTTACGCTTTTTAGTAGTCGACTTAACAGTCTTTGTTTCACTACTAAACAAGTTTGGCATGTCTTTATTTAAATCAATAATAGTAAAACTATCACCTGACTTAAACAAATCATAGATAGATTTATAACCATCCCTATCTAACATATCAGATGTGAAACCATGAAAGTACAACCAATTGACTTTATTAGGTAACATACACCTATTAGTAATCACTGTACCAACTACACTAGCATTACGTGTAGGAATCATCTCACGATTGATATATACACACAATACACGTTCGGTAATATCCTGTAGTGAATACATCTTATCCTCATCCATTAAATGAGTATTTTCACTACCTCTATTACCCCAAAATATATCATGTAGTTGCATCATACTACAATAGTAATATGATTGTAATGTTTCAAACCGACTTAACATAGCTAAGAATAACTCACGATGAATATCATGACTACCAATAAATAAAATATTCTTACCCATATCAATCTCTGATAACTGTTTAGATAATGTATCTATACGCTTACCATATGATACCCTATCTGCTTTAAATTTATCTACATCTATTAGATTTTTATAATGCAGAATAAAATTCTTAGTATGAAAGTTTTTATCATAAATTACACGTCCATATCTATCCACTTTATTTAATCTCCTCTTAAAATAAAAAGTATTTGTACATATTATAACACAAAATCGAATGTTACACATATACAAATACTTAATTATCTAATCAATCCATCGAATTGTTGGTTCGCCTGTGTAACCTTTTCCCATACGTACCAACAATAGCACACAGCACTACCACCCAAAGACCTATCATCATTACGATATGAATTTGTACGTTTTCTGAACACATACATATACTTTAAAGGATATGCATCAAATAAAGGTTTACGTTTTTGACTTTCAAGAAACTGTACTTTAAGAAAGGCACAAAGTTTACCACCTTCTTTTAAAATACTCATACCATGTGATACATGCTCCATAGCGTATTTATATGGTGGGTTCATTACGATATCACCCTCAATTTGAGTATTATCAGATAAGAAGTCTTTTGTATAACCAAAACCCCTATCAATTAAATCATAAGCATCAACCTCATGTCCATGAGAAAGCAATACATTAGCAATATTACCATTGCCACAACTAGGCTCAGTAACTTTATGCTGTAAATCTACATAACGCAACAAGTCCTCAACAGCACTAGGCTCTGTTGAATAGAAATCATGTTCTTCCCTAGCATCCTTACTATGAGAACTAGCGGCTAGCATCTTAAAAATGTAATCTTTACTTGCCATTACAACACCTTTCAGTTGCATATGTACACAACATATGCACCAACAAAACAAATACTAAATATGATAGCATATACAATTAATAAATGTATAAACCCACTAGAAAATATTATATCATTTCTTAATACTCTAAACAATAATTGAATCATAATGTATAGAAACAACACTGTAGGTACAATTAAAACAAACCCACCTATAATACTTAACGCTAAACTATTCAATTATCTCACCATCTAACCCAACGGTCTGTGTAGGTACTTCTATATTATCTGTTGTATTTAGTACAGAATTAAGTTCTTCTTCCTTTGTTTCAATCACTTGACGCTCCATTAACAAGAAATTCAAAACCTCAAAACTCACAATGCAATCATTAATTTGTTTCTTCATTGCATTTGTATCTGTATCACTTAAATTATCAATTTTAGATAATAATTGTTTTGAAACCTTAATTCTCTCTTCTAATGTACTGATTTGTGCTGTAATCAATTCAACTGACATATTAACCCTCCACATATACAATATCTGTATTAACATTATCTTTATACTTATTACACATTAAAGGAATCTTTGTTTTATCTTTGTTATCTATATCTACATAACAAAAACCATTGCAACCCTTAACAATAATATATTTAACATCATCCCTGTTAACAAAAGAAATGATATCACCAACAAATAACAATCTACCATTACTATCTAACACACCAGTAGACTGCCTAATCGTATTATAATCAATCTCTACCCTAGACACACTAGCATCTTTCTGTAGCGTAGCTTCATCTATGAGTAACAGATAATCCTTACGCTCATCAGTAAAATGACTATGCTTAATGACATACCCATAATAGAAACCCATATATTCTTTTGTAGCATCATCTATATCTAATGCCTTAACAAGATACGGTCTTGTTATCTCACTATTAACAATATGATGCCTAGTATTTACTTCATCTGTATAAGAGAACCCCATTGCCTACCTCTAAGTATTTACCACTAGTAATATACTCAATATCTTCAAAAGAAAAAACAGTATATACAATTCCATCTTCTGTTTTAACTTTATACACATTAAAGATTAACGCATACAAGAAATTCATATCTACCCTAATAGAGTAGAACCCAAAGATAACAAAAACAAACAAAAGAATAGCACACCATGTATAACTTTCTACTGTTAGAATAGACATTGGTAATACTATCTTACCAATAAAATCTACAATGAAAGGAATTAAATTCGTATCCCTTTCTACAGTTACCACCTCAACATAACTAGCATCTTTGAAATGATAATTCTTTCTAATTTTAAACAATGTTACTGCTACATAAATAAGTAACAACAACACACACAAACCAATTACAGGTAAAAACATAATTAACCTCCAATCTTTTTAAGAAACTCTTTGTCATTCCTAAGAGTTTCATATGTCTTAATAGAATCATATCTATCACACTCTTCATGAATTTTGTTGCCAATCATAGTTATGTACACCATAACTACAATTACTATAAATGCTACAACAACCATTTTATATCTCCTTTCAATATATCCTAAGTAAATTAATACTTAGGATATAAATCTGCATTAACAATGAAAACATCTAGTATAGATAATACCACTAAAATGATACCAATTAATTTATACCACTTAGTAGGTGTATATCCTTTTGAAATAAACCATACATATGCTAAACCCCATACAATAACTAAGATACAAGGTAATCCACTTAACATTGCTAACATTTCCATTTTTGTTTCTCCTTTTGAAAGACAATATATTTACCACCTATCTGGTACATATATAGTATAACATATGTGTAAAGTATTGTAAAGTGTTAAATAAAAAAGAGGTAGTCTTTAACTACCTCTTTAAACTATTTCTTATCTACATACATCTCATCACTATCTTGTAACACATGCATACAAACAACCCTAAAGAATTCATCACATGAAATCTTTTCACCTTCATCTGTTACCATATAATAATTATTATGTTCATCACGTCTAATGTACTCAATACCTAAGTGCTGTAATACATCAGACACACTTGTAGAAATACTATCCATACACTCCCCCTAATGCTACTCTAATATAAATGATAAGGTATTAATAATAGATACGATAACAACAAATGCTAATGATAACAGTATAGACACCCTAGCATATACTTTACAAAACTCATCTAACTGATATGACTTACTAATACCACACACAACACTGATTAACAATACAACAAACACATATAATGAAATCCCTAGTATAGAATATACACCATATGCATAATTTAATATAGCATTAACACCATCCATAGTACACCTAATCAATTAAATAATACAACAATGGTAATTTATCAATCGTATCAGCATTATAGAAGAAACGATGTAATGGTTTAGCGATAACCTGACACTTACTACCATCTGTAGAATATACTTTCATCTTATCATCTTTTACAACAATATAATCATAGCCATTAAGCATGAACTCATTAGATAATACCCTTGCTATATATTTAACATCAACTTCATTACTATATTTAGTTAATACCTCAACAACAGGGTCAATAGTATTAACACCCAAAGAATCCTTCAACTCTTTCATAATACTACCATCATTACCATTACTCTTTTTATACCCCTTAGCATGACTCATAACAGACTCCAAAATATCATAAATATCACTATCAATAGCAGTATCACTAACTGTATAAAATTCTTTAGCAACAGCATTAATCCGATAAGCCATATCTTTAATTGTTGTCTTAAAAGAGTAGATATCCATCTTATAATTAAATAAAGAAGATTTCCAACCAACACTCTCACAATACAATAATAACCCATATAGGTAATAGAAATCTGCTAAGTTAAACTCAGTATGTCTAACCACTGTCTCACCATCTGTAAATGTAATATGGAACTCCATATTATAATTATAATCAGACATATTATATCGTAACTCTAAACTATCAACCTCTTTAGTGATACCATGTAGTGTATCATCAACCACTTTCAACAAAGTGATTAAACCCATTCTAGCATCATTGAGATACCCACTATTAATAAATACAGTATCTTTTAATATAGTATCTCTGTCATATACCCCATACGTAGGTAATATCATATTCCCACATCGATGCCAATTAATCGGTATGTCATCATCACAACTACTACAAAATGTATCTGGCTTTAATTTAAACACATCACTACTTGTATAATATTCACAAAATAGGTTATCATAATTCTCATACCGTAATTCATACATAAGTTGAACCATATGCATTGGTGTAGTAAATCTTGCGTGATAATACCATGTAGAACCGACAACCTTTAATGTATCTAACATCATAACCAATACACTAGGGATAACCTTATTGTAATCAGATGATTTAATCGGTAATGTATCAAAATTAATAATACTCCCTATTAATTCCTCTCTCTCAATGTACCTACGATTAAGAATTATATTCCCATTTTTACATTCTACATCTGTATCTACTGTACCATTTTCAAACTCTAGTGAATGTTTCAATCGTTCTAGTCGAAGATATGTATCATTCCTAATTTTATATCTATAGTAATAAATAATATACAACATCATAGCTTGTGAGATATGTTTACTAAGATTGGTACATCCCATCTTGTCTAAGAATACTTTAGTAGTTGCATCATAATTTGTATACCCATTCCCATATGTATCACGTAATAATATATCTGAATGACATACCATAGCACTTACGATATCAAACACAGTTATCTTATCTTTCTCACATGAATAATTACAACTTACACCTATAGTAATTGCATCAACTACATCTTTAACCAACCTAACAGTATCGATATGTTCTACATCTTCACTCTTAATATCTTTAGGCAGATTGATATACATTGTATTAATCAACCCTACATCTCTAGTATCATTGTAACGTACACGAATATGATACCCATTGCTAACACTCTCTAATTCATCTTGATATATCTTACGTAGTGTTTTAAGTTTATCAAGATGTAGTTTAGACAACATAAACATAACAGCATGAATATTTTCAATGACTTCATGTACAGCTATTTCTTTTCTAGTTGTAAATGCTACATGTTGAATAATAGGAGATGTCATTGAAACATCCTCACCCTTATTATTGTACATATGAAATGGATTTTTAACATCTTCATGTACATATCGAATACAACAGTTAAAATAATCACCATCTACAAAGTAATTAAACAATCTATGACATTCTAATAGGTAATTAAGAACATTCTTAAATACATTCCCCTCTAAATATGCATTAAGAGTAAAATTAGGACACAACCGATATGCTGTTTTATTCGCTTTAAGTAACTCCTGTACTTCATACAAATTATAGATAGCATGAGTCATAATAAAACGTAACTTATCTAATACAGATTTAATCGTCATATTAGACAACATATCAAACTGTTCAACTATGCCCTCACTTAATGAGAAAACAAGACAACCATCATCACAAAATTCTATACATTCCTCTTCGATAGAATTAATTTTAGTATCGTACCCATACACACCCCCTCTATCTTTTAATGCATAGAATAATTCTATACATCTCACATACTCTTCAGCTGTTAATCGTATCTCTTCTGTATTGTATATCATAATCTAATCCCCTCTCAATTATTTACACATATACACGTAATATGTCAATGGTAATAAGTCTAACTTATCTACGTCATAGAAAACATTGTGTAAAGACTTAGGTACATATTCTTGCAAACTATTATCTGTACTAGAATACACTACTAAATCCTCACCATCACGCATAATCACATCATAACCACTATCAATAAACTCCATAGCTAGGTCTTTAGCTAACATAAGATTTTTAGCATCACTAGAACGCACTAATTTTGTTTCTTTAGAATGTACTACTTTCATTTTTTCTGCCCCTTTTTTATCACATGAATTGTCTACTATTACAGATAATGTACGTAAACTATCAACTATTACAAAAATATCTTCATCAAAATCAATGAAGTTAAAACTAGTTACCATCATATCCCTGACTTCAGATAGGATATCATATACTTCCTTTAATGTAGCATCATAAATCTGATACCCACTATCCTCATGAAACAAACTATACACAGCATAGCTAAACATATCAGTAACAAGTAATGGATATGTTTCAACTCTACCATCATATGTTTTAACAATGAATGATAAGTTACTATAATCTTTGAAATCCTCTACACCAATAGATACTGTTTTAATGTCCCTAGCCTTAATCTCACTAAAGATACCATACAATTTATCAAGTATAAGACGTAATACAACTCTCATCCCTTTATATCGTTTCTCAACTATAGATACTATAGGTTTATAGTTACTTACATCCTTAGTATAATAACGTACACCATCTAAAGGAAACACCATATCAGAACATGTTAATAAAGAGTCACTATTAATAGTCCCCATATAATTAGTATTGCAATTAAGATATTTATCAATCTCATAATCTAATGTAATGTATGTATCGTCTTTAGATTTAGCAATATCTGAAATCATTCTGAACCCATTCAACGCATCAATGAATACAACATCTTTATCAGCATTTAATGTACTATAGAAACTCTTTACTAAACCTCTAGATAGTTTTAGTAAGTCTAATACATCATCTACATCTAAACGTATACCAATAGAATTGTCATCAATATATTTATGCAATGAAAGAACTTCATCTTCTTTATGCTTATGCCGAACTACCATAACATGTCTATCGTTGTGCCACGTAAAATCAGAATTATAGTTATCTTTACAAAAATCGATATAAGACAACATCATGTCCAATCTATCACTGTTATCTGTATCAACCATAAAACTATGATAATGAATTAAGTGCATATTAACACTCTGATGAATATGTGTATACCCTACAAAACTAACGCTAGTAGCAGATAGCAACAAACATACATATGGCATGTAATTATTATACCCACTAGAACCCATAACACTTTCATACTGATAACGTAAATAAGACTGTATAGCACTAGCAACTGTCACATAGTTATCAATAATAGGTGTATTTAATAGGTACTGATGACCTTCAATAGCCTTAATAAAACAATCGACTTTATGCACATAATTTAATTGATTGACTAAATGTTTAACTCTATCACTATCAACATGCACAGAAAATACATTATCACCAAATACTACAAAACCATTACCCTCTGTAACATAATTAATCTGTTTCAACCCTACCTTATCAAAAGACTTAGAATCTGTGCGACTTAAACCATCATAAGCAACTTTAAATGAATCAGAATGTAATCTAATCAAGTATCGAATAACTGTATCGACATTATTCAACACATCCCTAACTTTAATTTTATGAGAACCACTAAACACAACTGTAGGTAACAATCGAATAGCTATATTATCTCTAACAATAGTACACGGAGTGACTGCATCTATACTAGTATGTTCTATGACAAAATTAACACAATCCCTATGTACATCATACTGTGTCTTAATAATATCATCCATACCTCTATTAGTATTCATATTACAAAGATTATTAATATAATCATACAAATATTGATACTCATACAACAGTTTAACTTTATCAGATTCATCCTGATTATCGAACTCACGTAAATACACGAAACTAGGTACTAAATTTTTATCTTCATTGGCACGATAGTATCTAGCTATATTACCATAATCACTAACAACAGTATGACATACCTTATCATACAATTCCTTTACAGTTGTTTCTAAGTGTGCAACACAATCAGAAATAGCATTATTATGTTTAAGTAGAAGATTAGTATTCACACCCAACTTTTTCAAATCTTTATATTCAGGTGTGATATCTTCATCTTCTGCATTATAGAAACGTAATCTATTATTAACAACTTGAATACCACCATCTAAACCCACCATATTAATAGCAGATTGTAATTGAAAGATAGTACGTACATATCCAACATACTCTTCAGATGTAATAACATCAGCGTTAAAATATTGTGTTACCATTATTAACCTCCTATAAATGCATTCCACTTATCTTGATAACTATCTTCAAACATATTACATGTAGTATTCTTCTTAGCCATACGTACTTTATATGTCATCTCTAAATTCCTATCCCCTAACAATTCATACATCTCTCTATTTAAGTGATTAGGATATAAGAAATACATTGTACCTACATCATTAAGAGAAATACTATGTAAATAATAAGGTTTATCGCCCATGTAGACAATATCACCTGCACAAGGTAAATTAAGTATACCTCTAATGGAATATACACCCCTACGCAATGGTCTATATAAATCTAACAAATCAAACGTAGAAGTGATATTTAAGTATGTCTTACGTTTAATTGCATGATTGTCTAAATCTTCTTGTGTATACCCCTGTACTACAGCAATAATATTATCACCAACTTCAAGAGTATTATAACCCTTAATATGTAATCTAAGTAATGTTTCATATAAATAAGAGAAGTTCTTATCTAAATCTTCTTTAGCTAGCATTGTAGTGTTTTTATTATTAACCATAGTATCACCTAAAATATCCTCGACTTCTGACCTCTTATTTAATACAGTATTAACCAACTTCAAGGCAACACCCTTGTCATAATCACTCTCAGCATACATACGTACACACTCAATATCTTCCAACCCAATAGGTACAATATAGCTATTAGCTTGTAGATAATCCATTAAAAAACTAATAGTATAATAATCATCCCTATAAAATGTATGTACTCTTCGAAGAACACGTTTAAATACCTTACCCATAAATGTATCAAATGCTACCACATATCTCTTAGGTATATTCTTCATAATGTCGCTAACCAAATCAAGTTTAAGAAAATAACCATCTATTCTAACTCTGTAATACACCTTGCTACAATTTACATATCTTACAATATCCTTAACCCCAAGGCTTTCAAAATAGGTTAACATACTCATGACCATACGATATGTTTGTGAATCAAACTTTTTATACGTTTTATTCTTTTTCATATTAATTCTCCTTTACTAGCAATTTTTCTAATTCTTTCTCTAACACATAAAACTCATCTGAATAATATGTTACGTTATCTACTTGATACGTATACTTCATTTTATTCTTTTCATATAGCTTTAACAAGATATCTAGCATATACTTATTAAAGTTTACCTCACTTTTTGTCTTGTAATATTCTTTTGATTCTTTAGTGTACAATGGAATATCTAATGCACCATCACATACTTCTTCCATTAAGTTGGAATAAATTTCAGTATATGTACAACTCTCACACTCATCATTGCCCCATACACTTTGTAAATATGAAATACATTCTTTATTTACTTCATACATTAACTTATAACTAGGAATCATTTTTTATCTCCTTTTATAAGAACTACCATTACACATATAGTATACTAAATGTAATAAAAAAGAGATAATACAAACTTTTTTA